CTGTGTTAGCGCCGCCAGCTGTTCCCGCCGTAGCTGCAAAAGCGCCGCCGCCGTTACCGCCGTTAGCTCCGGCACCAAAGCTAGCTCCTCCACCGCCACCAGCTCCGCCAGCTCCAGCGCCTGTGCCAGAGGACCCGCCAGATGCTTTCATCGAGAAGCTACCGCTAGTACCGGCTCCAGCAGATGATCCATGACCGTTCGAGCCTGCTCCGCCTGAAGAGTTTATCTGGCCGTACTGTGTTGTACTTGATGCACCGCTTCCGGCTGTACCTAACGCTCCCGCTGATCCTCCGGAACCTCCTACAGCTCGTAAGGTGCCAAACGAGCCAGTGACACTGGTTGTGCCCCCAGTTGACCCACTAGTGCCGTTACTATTGTCTGTCGCGCTGGCCGAGCCAGCGGTTCCTCCGCTGCCAATTGAATTCGATATAGACTCACCAGGAGTTACCGTTACAGGCACAGTGAAAACTGTACCGCCGGCCCCTCCGCCGCCACCTCCGCCTCCCACTGAGAAATTGGTGCCGCCGCCGCCACCTCCTCCGCCTCCGCCACCGACAACCTCAATAAATAAAGCGTCGACTCCTGCTGGAACAGTCCATGAAGACCCTGATGTCTTATCCTCGACTGTTAGCTCAGGGACAAAGGAAAACTTGGCTGCCGTGATTGCGCCGTCAGCTATCTTAGCCGTGGTCACGGCGCTATCAGCTATCTTCGCTGTCGTAACGTTAGCGTCGAGAATTTTAGCTGTCGTTACGGAATCGGAAGCTAGCTTGGCTGCTGTGACATTGGCGTCAAGAATCTTTGCTGTCGTAACGGCATCGGAAGCTAGCTTGGCAGCGGTGACTGCTGAGCTAGCTAGCTTGGCTGTTGAGATCGAGGCATCGATTAGCTTGTCGCTAGCTGTGATTCCGTTATTCTGCAAGCTGTCATCATTGATCTTAGTTGTGTTTAGAAAGGTTTCAAGATCATCAAGGAAGGCATCGATGTCTGCAGCCAGGAGCACGTCTCCGTCTGCGTATAGTCTTCGTACATCCAATGTAGCCATTTAATCTCCTACGACTTCTTTTACGAAGTCTATCTCATTATATTTTACCATGTGATCTGCTTTACACTTATAACACCGCTTGCTCATTTAGCTTACTCCCTGCTTAACTTCGTCCCCTAAGGAAACGTCTTTGTACTCCACGACAAAACCATACAGCTCGACCTGAGACTCAGGACCAGACTGGCTAATTTCAATCGTGCACCCGCGCCCGTAACCTAAAACCTGCTTAGTCACTGGCGCCATTAACGACTCGCTACCCAAGATGCTCGAACCTAGAACGAAATCGATTCCAAGCTCATCGCCATCAATCGTCTGCTCAAAAGTAAATGACTGTGGCGCCTGTGTATCGACGCGGAACGTAACTTGGAAGCTAAACCTACCGCGCTGCCTAAACAGCAAGCTTAGTCGCTTGAAGCCCTTAATTGTTTGCGGATTGCCGTCGGGATAAATAGTACCAGTTTTGATTCGGTACGTGTACGACGCTCCGTTATCGGAGTAAGTGTTGTTCTGAGCCTGCAAGATCCGCCCGCTGCCAGTTCCAATGATAAGGCGCACTTCATCATCATTAAGGCGCTTTGATACTGCATACGCCTCGATATCCGGCCAACGATACCACTCACCTTGATTGATAGTTGGGTTATAGAACCAAAGGCTTGATGGACCCTCGGCGCCCTGCTCGCTAGCCGTCCAAGCCACTGAGTTAAGCGTTTCAATGTAGACCCCTTGCGTGAGATCAAGCTTATCCTTTTTCCAGGTGTTAAACGTGTTCTGGATCTTCTTTGATAGGAAGTTAGCTTCAAAGTCACCAGTGGTGTCCGTTGCCACTGCAGAGTGGAAGCCTCGCCTGCTTAAGAAAAACACGTCATCAAAGTCAACAGGCACCCATGATCTATGGTTAACTCCACCAAGACCTGACGTCATAGGAATCACTTGAAAGTTTTCTGGCGCGTCACCAGCTAGCTTTACGATCTTTTCACCCTTACTAATCAGCATCAGGCCCTTAAACGGAGGCGCTATGCCGGTGATGCCGCGTGGGTCACCGTCTTCGATACCAATATAGAGTGCGCCGCTATCACCGTTTCCAAGCCACACGGTCTCGTCAAAGGTTTCACAGAAGTGAAGATAATCCTTGTCGGCCTTGTCATTCATCCAAATGCGCCCAAGGTGCTCACGCATAAAGGCACCGTCCGGCGCCCCTGGCAGGTCAAACCACTCAACCGTGCTCATGCCGTCGTAGAAGCGAGGGAGGTTACCGTCGCCGTCTAACGTTACGATGCACTTATTGTTAAACGTCAAGATGTCGCAGCGCTCGATTGGTGTTACGGCGTTTGCTGTGGCGCCCGCGTCCTTTTCAATATATATGCGGTTACCGTTTGAATCATACGAGTACATTTCACCAAGGCTTGACACTGCGATAAGCTCTTGTTGCTTGATATTGTTACCAGAGTCATAGTACCAGTAATCATGCAGCCCAATTATGCGGTACGCTCTAGCTACGGTAGCCGATGTTGTCGCAGTCGAGCCTTCAGTCAAGCTACCAGCGCTAGCGAACGTGTACGTGATTGTGTCGTTAGTTAACGTAGTGGTCGTGATGCTAGCTACGGTGGCTGGGGCAGCGAATGACGTGTTGTAGTTAGCGTTGATGCCAGAGATTACGAGCTTCTCGCCGACGTGGAAAAACTTGTTGCTAGCTGTGTCAACGCTCTCGTCGAACACAAGTGTGCGTGTGGTGCCTGAGCTTGATCTGTGCGTAACGCTTGGCAGGTCTTTATCAAGATACGTCATGCCCTCGCGTTTTAAACGGGAACCGTTAGTGGCAAACTGTACGTTATCAGCCTGCACAAGGTCATTAGGGTCAATGAGGCCTGAGTCGACTGAGTCGTTAAGGCCGCCTGTCCAGGGTATCTTTTGGAATAGCTGCGTTACGCGTGCCATGTTAACCCACGCCGCCAAGACGTTGAATATTCAAGCTCATACTTGTTGCGTCGACAGTGCCACCTGGTCGGATATCTATAATGTCTCCGGCTATACAACTGACGCTGCCACTAAATGTGGCCTCGCCGTTGGAATCTAGATTTCCAGCTAGTGCGTAAGAGGAACCATTTTTGTAAATGGTTAACGTGGTTGCCGAAGAAGCTGATGATAGCGCACCGAAAATATTATAGACACCTGCGATCTGACAAGTATACCTACCTGTAGATGCTGAGTACCCTTGGTGTGTATCAAAAATTGTCGTAGGTACAATAATAGGGTTGCCGCTAGACGCCGATGCTGGATCGCCAGTAGCAAGGCACGCTACGTTTGCACTCGCAGCAATTTGAGCGGGGCCTTGGATGAGGTTGATACTAAAGTTTGAGTTACCTACACCAGCGACGGGTGTGCCTGTTCCACCTAAATCGTTTTCCGCAACCAACTTAATTACATCACCCGCATTGCAATACCAGTTTATTCTAGCCTGCGCTCTGTGATTAATGGTGCTAGTAGTATTTGCATAAGTGTAAGTGCTGGAAATTACCGTTCCGTTAACAGCAATGTATAAGAACAATTGGCGTGTGGCGGCTGCCGCAGTTGCAGTCATTCCAATCTCACCATTGATTGAATAGTTGCCAGGAACTTTGACAGTGTACTCACCTGTCGCAGAGTTGTAAGCTCCGTGGGTATCAGTGGCTACTGTGTTCAAAATAACTGTGTGTGATGCACCTGATGCTAATGTGCCGTTGCTGTAGTTACGAGCGGTCATCGCAACCACCCTCGTATCTGCATCGCTTGAAAGTTGTTGTGATGACGACCAACCAACGATTGGGACTTTGAAATTATAGGATAGTTTGTCACTAGTAGTAAATTGAGTATTGGCATAAGAGCCGCCGCCACTGTCGGGAGTAAAATAAACGGTGCCTGTGCCTGACGTCGCAACGCTGCCTGTTCTGTAATTTGTTCCATTATCTAAATAGTTAAATACGCCGATGTTAGTATGTTCACCAAGCGTCCCGACTTGCTTTGTCGTGTTCATTGACAGTCCGCTTGGTATGGCAGCGGTCAAGAATGCGCCGACGCCCGCGCCCGACCATTGAAGGTATCCAATGACTTCTAAAGTGTCGCCATTTCTGCGCCACTGCGCGACGTTAGACGATACGTTAGTCGAATCATTAAGCGCAGGCGTATAACTAACCCAATCAGTTACAACCGTGCCCTGACTAATCGACTCCCTAACCACACTCAAGTTATCAAACTTCACCGTATAGGCTGACGCCGACGTGCTAGCGACGTGGATAATCAAACGGTAGCTTGTGCTGTTTGAATTGGTCTGAAAGCTAAGAGACTGTTTCTTTTGTGGGCCTACAGCATTGAGAATGCTTGAAGCGCTTGGTTGGATAAGCTGCGCGTTTGTGACATCATAAAGCCAGACAGTTAGATCGCCGTCTGCATAGGTTCCCGAAGCAACTTCGTAATCGAAATCAATGCGGCAGACTTTAGCTTGGTCGGCCCTATTGATTGTGAAGTCGTATGATGCGCCTTGGCCCTGACGATTAGCTGCGTCCTTCGTAAATAAGAATGAGGCGAGTCCTGTTAACGGTGACGACGTTGAACGCGTCCAAGTCACCGTCGGGCTGCCTCCAGTACCGTCTACCGGAGACGTTCCAGCGGCGTCTGCATAGGTCGCCCATCCAGTGGTCGCAGCCTCGGCATCGCCATTAGTAATAAAGTTCTGGGCTCCGCCTGCGCCGCTGCCTACCGTAGTTACGGTGCCAGAGCTATCGAGTAGCTGAAGCTTTGACGTAGTATCGTCGACATAAACCTTATAATAGCCAGCGGACGGGTTGCTAGGCGCGCTGGCTTGTCCATCCAATGTTACAACATCTATCGTCGGAGCAGTCAGCGTCTTATTCGTCAGCGTCTGCGTCGCAGCCTCAAGCACTGCACTGTCTGTCGTGCTATTAAGTCTAACTTTAAGCTTGTTCGTTGCCGAATCAATAGCAATGTCGCCGTCTTGATCGAGTGTCGGCGACGAGATCGGTTCAACGTTTAAACTTTTCTTTACCTTAAAACTGTCCTTAGCCACGGATCATTCTCCTCGTTAAGCTAACCATTTTTGTACCTTCCACGAAACGGTCGGAGCCGCGCCAGTGGAAGTCGATGTATACCTTAATCTTAAATCTGTGCCACTGACATCAACGCTAAACGTCACACCAAGTGTGCCTAGGTTAGCAGCTGACTGAGCTATCGCAGCGTCAGTGCCGTCGGTAGTAATCATCAGCGTACCTGCCTCCTTGTTGCCAGCGCCGCGCTTAAGTGAGTAGAAAACAATTAAGCTATCGTAGCTAGCATGCGCCCAGCTAGCTATGGTGGCAGCACTTGCTTGGTTATCGTTTAACAAAAGCGTTTGCAGCGCCTCTGTGTTAACTAAGTAGTTAAGCTCTGACGAGCTTGCGTTTACAGTCGTTAGGAAACCAGAGCCATCAGTAGCGACAGCTTTGCTAGCTGTGAGCGCTGCAAGCTTTGATACCGCAATCGCTGCTGAAGCGTTTACTTCCGAGTTCGTGATAGATAGCGCGAGCTTTGACTGCGCGATGGCCGCTGAAGCGTTTACTTCTGAGTTCGTAATAGACAGGGCAAGCTTCGACTGTGCAATAGCTGCTGATGCGTTAACGTCGGCATCAACAATGACGCCAGCGGCAATGGCAGTCGCCCCTGTGTTACTGATTGAGATATCGCCAGACACAGCAACATCAGTGGCCTGGTTAGACGCGTTACCAACATAGATGTGGCTATCAGTCAGGGTGCCTAACGCTGTGACGTCACTTGACACCTCGGCAATCGCTGCTTGCACATCCGTAGCGACGATGCTGCCAGTTGGCGAGAAGCTAATAGCACTGGCATCGTGGGCATCAGCAGTGTCTGCGATGTGGTCTGTAACTGTAGTCGAGAGCGCTGAGATATCAACGCCATCGATAGTGATTCCAGATGCAACCGTGATGTTGGCAGTTACGTTACCGCCCTCAATGGTCGCATTCTTAATATAAGTTGGTGAGTTATAGGTTCCGCTACCTGAAGTGGCTGCGGCCTTGTTCCTATAACCGTTACCGCGCTTACTTGAAAGGTAGCGCGAGTTAGGGGTGATCTGCGGCGTGTCGACAGAGTCTTCAACGCGGCCCATCATGAGGGCAAGCTTTTCTTGGAAGTCCCGCTCTGATTGCTCAGCTGACTGCGGATCGCCTAAGCGTTTCCACGCGCGCGCGAGTGCGCCATACACGAGGACGTTTCTGTCCTCAATAGGCATCAGTGGCTCGTCTTCATCAAGCTCAAGCTGGGTGACTTCTTTTACGTAATCGATGCGAAGTGTAGTCGAGTTCTCATAAATCGACGGGTACACGCGCATCAAGCGGTAACGGTCTGATTCGGTCTCACCGTCACCTGACGATGGATCGAAGTAGTCATAAGTTGAGTAGTAAGCCGGGCGGCCCATTCGCTTAGGCGCTTCGCTCACAATTCGGCGCATCTCTTGCAGGCCAATGCCCTTCATCGGCTGCGTATAGAAGCTATGAAGCACCTCAACTGTTTCACGGCAGTCGGTCGGTAGTGCTACGACGTCAGTCCAGACCTTGAAGGTGGCTGCTGTTGCGAGCGCTCCTGTGTAAACCGTGCTAAGCGTTGCTGTAGTTGCGCCTGCTGTATGAGCATCGATAACATAGATTTCGCTATAGTTATCGGTTGCAAACAAGTAGCCGGTCTTGCTAGTAGCCGGTGCGATGCTGAATGTGATCGTTGTAGAATCAGGCGTTACAGCTACGGTGCCATCGCTATAAAATGGCTTAAACTCCCTAGACACAAAACCAGAGAGCCACTGCCAACGCTTAGCCGGCGCTACGCGACCAACATAAGTCATGTTGATATCGCGCTTGATGCGGTTAACTTCAACCGTATCTGTCGAAGGTATCTTTACCTCTTCGAGGATTGCGTTTAAGATGTCCTCGAATGTTGTTAGGCCATATACTGCCATTTTATCCCTCTACGACAATGCACGCCACGGCGTTTGTAAGTGTTGAGACCGCTATGCCACCTGGGAAGTACAACGGCCTCAGTGAAAAATCGAATGTCTCGCTGTCACCACTGGTGGCTACTGCGAGCCTAATCTTGTTGCTGTTGCTGACAGCGTCTTGCAGTATTACCACCGCGTTAGCTGACGTGGCTGTCACTACGATGTACGAAGCCTTAGTGGCTGTCGTGTTTAAGTCGCCTGTGCTGTCCACATAGAACGTGTTACCATTTCTTACGTTTGCCACAGGCAACCCCGCCTATCCGCTACTCTAGATAGATGTAGACTTTCGCTCCGTTAGCAACGGCAACATAGATGCCCTTGTTAGCAACGATATCGATATCTTCAGTGAAGTCTGCTGTACCACGAGCTTCCCATAGCACCGAACCAGACACGCTGCCGTGCTGAATGCTAGCTGTTCCGCTAGTGTTTCCAAAGTATTTGACAGAACAAATTTTCTTAGGCCCGCTATAGGTAGCTGCAGTCGTATCGACGAAGATTACGTTTCCTGAGTAAGTGTTAGCCATTTAGGCACCGCCCCTACCGTACAACAGCGATGTAGAAGTCAGTTGCGCCGCCAGTGAGTGACGACGTGTGAACGTTACCAAGACGAACCTTGATAACTCCAGGCGAGTCAACCCATGCAGCCAAGACAACTAGACCTGTCTCTGGCGCCGCTGCCGGCGTTACCACGATGCAATCGCCGGCTTGCGCCTTAGCTGCTCGCGTCTCTGTAATTGTGTAATCAGCTTCAGCCGCTGCGCCGAGTGCAGCTACTGTAATTGAGGTTTTAAAACGATACATATGTGTCCAATCCTTGGTTATAGATCCGCCACTTCATGTGGCCGACAGTTCATTATACACCATAAAAACGAAAGGGCCTTGGTAGGCCCCCTCTAAGTAAACTAGGTTACTACTGTGAGCAGCTTACGTTGCTCCCTGAGTGCTCCATGCGCCTACTGCATCAAATGCGTCGACGATCTCACGGTAACGGCACTTGTACTTGATCGAGTCGTTATCGAATCCAGTGTCGGGGCCAGCGGCCTTAGTCTCGATGCCCTTACGCTTGATGATACGGAGACCGTTCTTATCAGGCGAAGCAAGGAGTGTCCACTGGTCTGTGTCTGTGAGGCGCGGCGAGCTAACAACACGGAGACCCTCACCTTTGAAGGTGTTGAGGTTGTTGTCGTTAGTGTCGGGCTTCAAGTCGCTTCCAACGAGTTCCATCGCGTACTGCTTCAGTGCGGGCGGAACAAGGAGGATTGACGGGCGCATGTTGATGATCTTGCCGCTGTCACGGATAAACTGCGTCTCAAAGTCTACGAGAGCCGCGTTCAATGCCGATTGCGAAAGGTCAACTTGCGATGACGGTGTGTTGCGGTAAGTGAGGCCAGACGGGTTAGTGTGCGCTGCGTTGAACAGTGAAAGACCGTCACGTGTGGTGACAGAGCTGAAACCGTTGTTAATCAGGTTCATAACCGAAATCTCTTGTGTTTCAAGAGCCGACTCAGCGAGCATCTTTACAGCGGCAGCGATGAAGTCGAACTTGCCGTCTTCAACTGCTTCTTCAGAGATCGAGAATCCCAAGCCGTACTTCTTGATTACAGACGTCTTGCTTGCGCCCTGACGAGGTGCAACGAACGTGTAGTCAGTACCTTCAGCTACCTCAACGAGGTTCTGCAGGTCGCCCATTTCCGACGACTGATAGATGTCCTTTTCAGTCGAAACAACTCGAGCGATCTGCTCGCGGATCATGGGGTGCTGTTGCAACTCATGCCGGAACATTTCCTCGAGGACGGGGAGCATACTCGAACCAAAAAGGTCCGAAAAATTCGCTCTCAACATTACTGGTAAAACTGACATAAATTATACTCCCTCTACGCCTGTGCCACCAGCGTTCTGGTGGTTGTTAATGCGAACAATACACTTGACGTTGGCGCCAAGAGCGTTATCCGGCGCAGCCTCGATGCGCATAAGTTTAAGAGGCAGTGTTGAATCAGTTGCTCCAGTGTCGCCATCAAGCTCCATTGCTGAGCGCTTGTAAGCTGTCGAAGCGGTTCCGACTACGATGTTGTAGTTAAGACCGATGTCAGTTTGAGCATCGATCGTTGCGTCGTCCGCTTGAATGCGGAACAACTGGTCCGGGTGATCAGCTACCAAGCAGTCACCTGCTGCAGCTGCGTCCGACATTGCTACGCCCAAGAGAGCGTTAGAAGCCGCTGCACGTGCGACCGTGCCGTTTGCGTTCTTCTTAACAAAGTCACCTTTATAAATTACCGACTCAGCCTTGTAAACGTTAGCTTGGTAGCCACGTCCTGCGGGCTGCGCGCCGACTACGAGATCAGCATTTGCCATAAAATAACCCCTCCATGGGTTAACATTGTGTAATGTTCGCCCCTTCATGGAGCTACTTATTTAAGAGTAACACGCCCCTTCAAAAAAGAAGGGGCTTGGGGTCACTCGTCGTACTTATCGTCGATTACTGCCTTGTCACCAAGGGTCTCACGGAGTCGCGAAGCCTGCTTCTTAAGGGTATCCTTACCCGAGATGCGGTCCGCGCGCTCCTGAAGGCGTGCCTTGTGGGCAGCGTTGACTTCAGCAGTCCGAATGCCTAAAACAAGGTCATTTCGCACCAAATAGCCTTCTGGCGACTCCCCAAACGAGAAGCTACCAGCCGACCGAATCCCCTCTGGCACGTCTTTGATTCTAAGCGCGCGCCAGCCGTTAGCTGAAAAGCCACCTGCTTTCGTGTACTTAGAGCCGTTAAGCCACCGGCACGTAAACCCCTTATCGTCCAGCCACTTTTTGAGGGCCGGGTCAACATCGAGCACTGATCCCTCAAGCACCAAGCCGTCTCGGTAGGCTGAGAGTTCGTCCATTTCCTGTTTAGCCGAAATCGGCATCTTTCCGTTTTTCATTGTTTCGTTAGCCATGTCAAATACTCCTTATTCGTACCGAGTCCAAGATTTACGCTCTTTAGCCTTATTGATGCCGGCTACCCGCTTCTTATCAGTGATATCGACACCGAGTAGCTGAGCGATTGCAAGCGTGTTGTCGTCAAGTTTATTTGACGATGACTTTGATCCACCTGATGAGCCCTTGGCGCCGCCAACTGCAGCCGATTCGTCACTTGTTGACTTCGCGCGCTTTGATACAGGGATAAGCCCAAGCTCAGCCACTGCCTTAGTCATCGCAAGCTCGGCACCCTCTGGTGTGCCTTTAAGGTGTTTCGGCAGTTCATTGCCGAATTTGGTCGCTAGTGCTACTGCTTCATGCTCGCTCTGCGTGAACTCAGGATACTTCTGCGTGAAGGCTACGATAGTGTTCTGCAGCGCGCTCTGTGACGCTGAGATGCTAGCGGCTTCGTCCCTAGCGCGCTTGACTGCTTGCTCTGTTACATGATTTACAAAGTCGTCAGGGCTGTCATAAAGCATGTCACGCACTGGTTTTTGCGTTTTTGTAACCTCCGTTGACTTGTTGTTAGCCTTCATGACCTCAGCAATCATTGCCTCAAGCTGCGCGTTAGTTTGTGCGAGCTTTTCCTCTAGATTGCTTGTCTTTCGTGCAAATTCGCCTTTGATCTGCTTAATTGGATCTTCGACGTTAGCGGCCTCGTCGCCGCTCTTTTCGACTTCGTTTTCCTGTGACATAGGTGTCATCCTCCAGCGCGTTACGGCGCCACTCGACTTTGACGGCGCTTCATTGCGCCATCGATATAATGATACCACACCCAAAATAGGTGATATCGAGCCTAAAAGAGGTGTTTACGCCTGAAGGTTCTTACGCTCGCGGACGAGCACCCGATAAAGCTCGTTAGCTACTGACTGCGCACCGTCATGCTTATGCCTGTGATCAGCTAGCTTCGTTAAGTCTGCTTCCGTGATGACCCTGTGAGCTAAGTGGTTCACATGGTTTCTTACAACCTTAAGCACGGCCTTGACTGTCTCTGTTTCGTTGACAGCCAAGTCGTGCAAAAGCTCCATCTCTTCAGCTGATAACGGGGTAACGTTATTGTCCATCGTTTGTCATCCCCTGTGACTGAGCCATACCTGCACCTTGAGGTGTTGGTGCTCCGCCGCCTGCTGCGTTCATCTGCATTTGCTGCATGTTTGCTTGCTGCGCTGCTTGTTGTTGAACAGCCTGGAGTAACCCCTCAGCTTCGCGCGCCTTAACGGCAAGCTTAATGATCTGTGGCTCTTTGAATTGGCCAAGCAGCTCATCGTGCTTCACGATCTCGTTGAAATAGTCAATAAAGCCCTGGAGGTCCTGCTGTGGCGACAATTTGATGTCAACGCCAGCTAGGGTAGCGTTAGCTAGCTGCTCAGGGGTATACACAGTTTCCTGCCCCATGGGTTTAGTAATGTACTTAGCCCAATCTTTGATGCCCTCGATCTGAAGCTTGTTCCGAAGCGCGTTAAACACGTTAAGCGGCGTAACGATGCCAGTCTGAAGCAGTAGTGGATTCATAACTGTCATGAACGTGTTGTTAGCTTGCTCAATCTGGATTGCTTTATTTGAGTTAGCTGAGTTAGCTTCTAAGATAAAGTCATACTCACCAGCAATCTCAGCTTTCGACCTAACTGTAGTCCAGAAATCGCTGCCGCTGTCACCTAGCAGTCTAAATTGGAAGCCGTCAGGTAGCTTGTCCTGCAACTGCTTAAATAGGTAGCGGATCGCTGAAGACCAGCCACTATTCATGCGCCGTAGGAAGATGTCAAGGTTAGCGTTAGACTCGCCTAGGAGCGCGCGGGCGCCAGTGGCTGTTCGCGCGGCGCCCTGGCCGCCGATTACGCCAAGTGACAGATCGCTGATGGATGTCATGCGCTCAACCGACGAATAGAGTGCCTGCTCCTCTTGAGCAAGGAACCCTGTTCGCTGGCCGATCTGTGGGAAGAACACATCGCCTTGTGGATTATCAAGTGGAATCATCACGCCAGGTTCAAGCGGCATGCGCTCCTCTTTCATCGAGGACGTTGCACGATAGAATCCGAATGGGATAGACGAGATGAGGCCGAAGTCCATTCGCATATTGTGAACGGCATCGATTTCTTTTTGCAGGCTATAGAGCAGCTCTGGAAGCCCTGTGCCGTAGGTTTGTCCTTCACGAACATGGAAATCAATCTTGTGGAACGGTCGCAGGCCCGCTTTGTTAACGCGGTGAAGATACGTTGCACGGAGAATCTCGCCTGTGTGCTCGTGCACCCATACGATGACTTCGCTAGCGATGCCTGAGCCGTCGACGTCGATTCGTGCATAGCGCTCGAGGATTTGATAGCGCGGGACGTCAATTTGCTTATCGACCTGTCCTGTGCCAGACGACGCGGCAGCTTGCAATTTAATGCTGTTAACAGTTTCAGCTTGCTTGTAGTTTCGGCCGCTAGCTAGGACCTTTTCGACGGCGTCGCTATCAAACACGGCTTGATCAGACATAGTCAGAAGCTCTGATGCGGTCATGTAGTACGAGTGGATAACGTCATCAGCCAGGTTAGGGTCGCCAGAGCCAACAAGTAGCACGTCTTCAATGGGGACCGCTTCGAGGCACGGCCCGTTGAAGGTTTCCTGAAGCACTTCCTTCTCTTCTTCGCGCTTAACACGGATAGGCATGCGCGTCGGTTGCCCGCCACCCGCCATATCAATCGTGTCAATGTATCCAGTTACCTCTTCGACATCAACAACGTCAATATAGCGAATGAACCGGCGGTCCCATCGCGACTTCAAGATGCCAGAGCCCTGAGTGATCCAGCGCCACAGCCACTTATCGACTTCCTGCTCAACGCCCTTGTGGTTATTGGCCCACTCCCGCAGTGCGTAGCCCATGAGTTCCTGGATAAGTTGCGCGCGGTCAGCGTTATGACCTTGGCGCGCCTTA